TATTGCCACAAGCGATTCATCCTGTGGTGTGCCAGGGTTGTCAATCTCTGATAGGATCGAAAGCGTATCAGCCTTTGTCTTTTCAGCATTAGCCATTGTAAGCTCAGTGTCAGCGTCTGCCTTGCGAGCCAAGGCTTCAGACTTCTGTGCTTCAGCCATGAGATACATAGCTTGTGGATCAGGCTGCTGGTTCTGCTGCGCTGCTTCCATCTGCTGCTGTTCTTCTTCGTTTGGCTGCATGACGCCCATCTGGACTAGCTGCTTGCGGAAGTATTCCTTGATGTCTCCGATGCCTTCGCCTTCCATGTTCATAATCGCCATCGATTGCAGAACCTGTTGGGTCGTTGGGTCGGTAGTAACTTGCATCATGCCTGTAAGCGCACGGACTGTTGCGTCACGGCGGCTGCTCGACGATGGGCCAACGTCAACGGCAACGTCAAACAAGGCATCGCCCAAGTTGTTCTCGTAAATCAATTCGCCTGTTTCTTCGTCGATCTGTGGCTTCATCAGTTCAATCGAACCAACTTCTTCCATAGCGCCGACAGTTTTCATCTTGCGCTTTTCTTCGACGTATATGTCTTTCGACATTGACAACCATATCTCACCACAGCGCCGCACAGCCTTAGCCATGTTGCTCATGTAGATGAACGTCTGCATATCCAAGCGAGTCTGGATTAGCTCAACAGCCTTGCCGCTGATGCCGCTTACCATCTTATCGGCTTGCTGCGTGCTTCCCAATATCTCCGCCATGTCCTGCTCAGTTAAAGCAAGCAATGCTGCCATCGCTGGTGGAATCTGTGGAGACTTAGTGTAAGCAAGTGGGCCAGCAGGAGTAGTCTCGCCATTTGGCCCTGTAATTGGATTGATTAACAGATAGGGATAATTGCGGATGTTATCCTCTGCCCACATTACCTGATGGCCTGAGACTTGCTCTGGCATAAGGATAGGCTTTTCAATCGACGAAAGCGCACTGATCTCGCCCAGCTTGGATAGCTGCATATTCTTTAGGCGCTGTGGGTCTTTGGCTAAACGAACATGGCCCATGCAACGCTCGACGTTATCAACGAACCAACGCTTGCCGTATACAGGAACGATAGGAATGTTCTTGCCAGCGATGTAACCCATATCGTCAAGGATGCCGCCACCGCTCATGATATACTTGCGGACGCGCTTACGCTTAGTACGCTTCTGGCGTACTTCTACAGTGCCAACAGCAGCCAGTGTTTCCTCTAGCGTTTCGTCTGCGTCAAAGTCTGCTTGTGCGTAGCGTTCTTCTTCACCTTCAATCGTTAGGAAAATACGGACAAGCTCGCGGGTTTCTTCAACACGGTAGTATTCAGCGACAAACACAACGTCTGGCGTGTCCCAATCAAACTCATACTGATGAACGACTTTAGGCCAGGTCGTTGGATCGTCATTCCATTCAGCCATGTAAGCTTCACGGGTCATGGAATACAGAACGAAGCAATACTTAGCGTCTGCCTTGTCCTGGCGCTTTGCATCAAGGTCAAAGAACACAGAGCTATCAGCGTCATAGATTGGTTCTATGCGGATGCGCTGCCGTTCGTCCTCATCGTTTTCTTCATCTTCGTATGCAGTGCGTAAACGCCAAGCGCCATAGCCACCGCCGACTGCTTCCTCAAAAGCGTTGTCGTATGCTTCTTCTGCGCCGCTATCTCGTTCGTCTGCACGATAGAGACCATTGCACGTTTCGGTTAGCTTGTCGTTTGCTTCGCCATCTTTGCTTACAAAGTCTACAGCAATGCGGTTGTTTCGATATTCATTGATGATACGAATGACGCTAAGGTGAATCTTGTTTACCTCAAAGCGCGGTTTGTTTTCGTATTGTTGACCAAGTGGACCTTCCCATTGCGCTCCAGCGATTGAATAAAAGCGTCGATCCTGTAAGCACTGCAAACGCTCATCACGCACCGAAGATTGAACGCGATCAAACTCCACCATCGCTTGTTGATGAATGTTTGAGAACCTTTGTTCTTTATTCAATCGAGCCATTTACCACCTACTCACAGTTGCCAAAGGTTGCACATCGAACGTCTTTTGTGGGACTGCTCGGCGTATGGCTTCACAGGCGTATCTAAGCGCATCTATAAGGTGGTTATCACGATCTGCAAGGATTGGCAAGATTTGTCCTGTCAAGGGGTCAGTTTTATAACTGTAGCAGGTTAACTCATCAATCGTGTGTTGGCAACGTGGATGAACAATGATGTCGTAAGACTTGAGCCATTCAACGCCTTCTTCAACAGACTTCGGCCCTTTGATTGCTGGCATGATCTTTGGAAAGCCATGCTTTCTCATATGGCTGATGGTTTCAGGTCTGGCGCTATCAGCAACGATGGGCCACTTCTCAGAGTCAGGCACAGTGAAGAATAAGTCTGGTGTGTCCATAATCTCGCAGCCAACTCTATACGCTTCATGATCGACATAGATTGTTCTGCCGATCACATGGCAACGGATTAAGACTGTCGGGTCAGACGCGAAGCCCCAGTCAGCACCAAAGCGAAGCGTTGCATCTTCTGGCGTTTCAAAGTCCTCAACCTTCCAGTTACGGAATACTCTTGCTTCACTGTTAGACGAATAGCTGCCCAGCCAAACGTGCTTGTATTTGTCAGGGTCTCTATCCCTATCGTATTCCATTTCGTGTTTAAGCACATCAGGGAACCAAGGGTTATCTCTGTAGTTTACCTGTGCAACGACTGCATCAGGTGGTGGGCTTGGGCCTCGCAGCAGCATATCAATCGGGTCGGTGCTGTTAAGCGGGTTCCATGTAAACCACAGTTCGCTGTCTGGCTTACGGATTGTCGGACGCAATAGGTCTAACGAGCGTTGCGATAGCGTCTGTGATTCTTCCACCCAAGCGCAGTCATAACCTTCCAGCGACTTAATTGAATCAGCCGTGTGGTTCTGCATCCCCTGGAAGATGATTAGGCCATCGCCATGCCTAGACTTAATTTGTGCTTCCTGCACCTCAAAGTAATCCTGAACGCCTAGCTGCTCAATCTTTAGCTCCAGCAATCGCTTGACCGACTGCGACAAGGACTTCTGTATCTCGCGGACGCACACTGTCCTGCGCCGCTGATCCATAACGTGCGCTTCGATAACCATTTCCGCAAAGGCATGGCTCTTTCCCGATCCACGGCCACCATGTGCGCCTTTATAGCGGCTTGGCTTTAGGAATGGCTTGAACCATCGCGGGGTTTTAATCTTCAGAGTTGTCATCAATCACTTCACGCTGGATGCGTTGAATCATGCTGCCAGTGATACTAAGCTTAGTCGGCTCGTTAAAGCCGTGCATTACGTTTAGCTCTTTAACGGCTGCTGTCATGCCTGTTGATGTCTTAGCATCTTGGGCAATTCTATACGCTTGTATCAACCCTTTGACAGACATTTCGCGTGTCCATAGTTGCTTTTCAACAACCATCGACTTCAATTCAGCAATCCTTGTGGCAACCTTGTTGTTGTTCATTAGCTTCGATGCAAGCGGATATAGAGTAACATCCTTCATGCCTTCAGCGTCATAAGCTGTGCGATAAGCATCCGTCTGTCCCATTCCATCCGCTATACATTGAGCGAACAGTTCCTGCTTTGCGGTTAACTTAACATCAGCCATCGAATGCCTCACCTGTCTCTGCGTGAATAGCTACCTTACCAGAAAAATCCTGCCAACGCTTGATGATTACGTCACAGTATTTTGGGTCTAGCTCCATTAAACGTGAGTTGCGGTTATTCTTTTCACAGGCAATTAGTGTAGAACCTGAACCGCCAAAGCAGTCTATGACTAAATCTCCAGCCTTGCTGCTGTTAGTTAAAGCACGTTCCACAAGCTCAACAGGCTTCTGCGTTGGATGGACATATTTTCCAGTAGCGCCACGGCTCATATACCAAACATCCGACTGAGCTTTATCTCCATACCAAGCCCCGCCCTTAAAGTAGAAAATAAATTCGTGTTGTGGTCGGTAGTTTGCATTTCCTAAACCAATTGATTTTTTGTCCCAGACAATACATGCGGTTGGGTCTAGGCCAATACTTATTAATGCCGCTTCAAATTCAGAATATGTGCGCCATGGAAAACAGACGTAAAGTGCGGCTCCTTCTTTACAGGATAGCTTTGCACCTCCCACAGAATCCTTTATCATCGCAATTAAATCGTCTCCAGTTTTTGTGTCTCCAAGTATGACGCCAAACTTTTTTACAGTTCCGTCAGTTGAACCCACCTTACCAGAGCGGCCACCACCATAACTCATTCCATAAGGCGGGTCGGTGAACACCATGTCAGCCTTTGCGCCATTCATCAGCTTATCAACTGCATCGATGCTGGTGCTATCCCCACACATCAGTCGATGGTTTCCTAGCACCCAAACGTCACCCAGCACTGTTTTTGGTGTTTCAGGGACTTCAGGGACAGCGTCCTCGTCGGTGTTTCCTCCCGATGGTGCTGTCTCCAGCAATCCATCTAGAAAATCGTCATCAAAGCCCAATAGCTCTAGGTTGAAGTTCTCTAGATTAAGGTCTTCAATCTCTGCCTTCAGCATATTCATGTCCCACCCTGCGTTCAGGGCGAGTTGGTTGTCCGCTATCACTAGGGCGCGTTGCTGTGCCTTTGTAAGATGGTCAAGGATAATCGCTGGCACTTCTTCCATGCCAAGCTTTCGTGCTGCCAAGAGCCTTCCGTGGCCAGCAATGATTGTATTGTCACCATCTATCAGGATTGGGTTTGTCCATCCAAACTCTTTAATGCTGGCGGCTATCTGCGCTACCTGTGCATCGCTGTGCGTTCTGCTGTTGGCTGCGTATGGAATCAGCTTCGCAACGCTGCGCTGCTCAATCTTGGGTGCCTCTATCATGTCTCTCGCTTTCGTGTTCACATAGCTTTGCA